CTCATTGACTATATAGTCGATACCAGGGGTGGTGATCGTAGTATGTGGCAGAACGTTGCCGATATGATTGCTTACCATGAGACTGGACCACATCAAAGAATGGACCCTAGAGCGAGACAGATCACAGAAGGGGGTGGTCAGGGTCCTGGGAGGGGGCTGTTCCAGTTTGAGGACAGTACCGCTTCAGGCTCTTTCGATACAGCCAAGCAGAGATACAGGAACACCATCGATGCGGTCAGGGATAGGGGGTATGTGTTGGAGCTGGATCCAGATATCATGTCGGCCAGCAATGCTGATGAGCTTACTGAGGACCAGCAGAGGGCTATCTTCTATGCCAACCTGATACAGGGACCTGCATCTCTAAAAGATTATGCCAAAGGGAACATGAGTCTAGAGGACTTGTGGCTGAAAGGGCATAAGCTGGTGGAGAAAGAAGGCAATAGAGGTAGTTTCAGGGAGAGTGTATCCGATGCACAGGAGAGAGAAGAACCGATTGAAACCGTAACCAGAGAGAACGGGGGTAGAGTTGTGAAGTACCAGCACGGAGGCAAGCATGACGGGGGAGATGAGAAAAAACCTGGTGATGTTTATCGAAGAGACACAGACCCATCGCAAGAGTTCCTGAATGAAGCGGCCTTAAACCGTAGAGAGTTTGAAGGAGGCCGTGGAGCACAAAGATTTGGAAGCAGACCAGATCCTAGAGAGGGGATACAGCGAGGAGCGGCTAATCCGTACTACATCAAGGAGGCAAACGAGTATTACCGAGATGTGTATTCAGACCCTGAGGTCATTGCTAAAATCGCAGAGCAGATCCACATCCCGTACCCAGACAGTTTTTTACAGAAAGTCGGTGATTATGTATATGATAATTACGACTATCTGGGGAGTATTCTAGCGTCAAGCGGCTTCATGCCTACGGATCTTAATGATCATCGCCTGGATGATTTAGAATATGAGTACCCAGACGCAGGTGTTTACGACAACCCTCGTACAAAAGAGGAGGCGGATCAAAAGCGTCAAGCGCTCGCTGAACTTTTGGCTCGACGCAGGAGAGATATCATGTCCTCTAACTCAGATATGTTCTTCTCTCCAGACCTCCCAGAGAGTGGCGGGTATGCCTCCCCCAACCCTAGCAGTGCTGGCTCTGAGCAAAATCCATATTGGATGGGCCTGAGCACGATTCAAAATAGAGGCACAAACCAATTACAGGTTGACGGTAGAAGAGGCATTCGGAGTGAATTAGGCACAACGACGCATGAAATGTCACATGCGCAAGATCGTGGAGGCCGTTATCTAACTGACGGGTTTATTGATTATGTCGGAAAAAACAAAAAGTCAGAAGAAGAAGCCGCCTTAAACAAGGATGATGGTCTTAGAGGAAACTACAGGTATCTAACACGGCCCACAGAGGTCATGGCTAGGCTCAACGATGTCCGAGAGCGTATGTACCGAGATGGAGGGTATAGACGGTGGGAAGACGTGCCTTTTGAAGTCAAGTCATACATTGTCAAATCATCATCAGGATTAAAGGATTTGCAATCCGTTTTTGGTGATGAGGAAATAGTGGAAATGATCAACAACTACTACGACAAAGGGGGCCGTGTGAGTGATAAGATTCGTGTACTTAAAAAAGAAGGTAAGCCTCAGAAACAGGCTGTGGCCATTGCGCTAGACATGCTAAAAAGAGGTAAACTTTAATTGATATATTTGCATCATGGCAACACTTACAGTAACAATAAAAGAGGAGATCGTACTGAACGATACCGAGCATGGTTCGGAGACGGTATTCAGTGATACGAACATTACTGAGTTCTTCGAGCGGATCGTGAGATGTCCCCACACTTCAGAGACAACTCTGTTGACGTTCGGATCTGCAGCAGGTGGAAACACGTTTATTGATACCAACTGTGAGTACGTTCGCGTCACAAACAATGACCCGACTAACTTCGTAACCTTGAGGATTCTCGGAAACAGCGAAGAGTACTTCGTAAAGATCGAGCCCACGGGTTCATACCTTCTTTTCAATGATCAGATGGACGCCAACGCCAGTGGATCTCAAACTGCATCTCTGGCTAACATCGATGAAATCAAAGCACAAGCCGACACGGCTACTTGCCAAGTCGCAATATTCGCAGCAGCATGAAGATAAAACAGTACAAAAAGGGCGGCAAGATGTGTTCTTGCGGCAAGAAAGCCGCAGGTAAATGCAACTGTGGCAAAGACAAGTCTTACGGAATGGGCGGTAAGATGAAGTATAAGAAGGGAGGTAAGTTCCCCGACCTGAACAAGGACGGCAAGATCACCAAGGCCGATATCCTGATGGGTAGAGGCGTAGGTATGAAGAAGAAGAAGAAGTGAAGCCAAAGCATGCCCTAGCCCGCGATGCGGGGAAGATGAAGGACAAGCGCTTCAATAAGATCTTCTCCAAAGCCTTTCAAGAAGCCCCAGACGAGGTCAAGGACAAGATTATGGCTGCTATGCAGCAACCCAGCATAGTGCGAGGCGAGATGAACATGGAGAAAATGAACGCCATGACTGACCTCGTGCAAGGATACTTGAACAGGAGAGCTAAAAAGAGGACTGGAACAGCAGCAAAGGCGGTCGTTCCTGGGCTCGTTGGGTCTGCTATATCCGCTACGGCTAGACAACCGAGGTATGTCCCTGGTCCTGCAGGGTCTACCGAACCCACTAGATTGACTAACATGCAGCGTTTCGCAAGAATGCTCGGACTCGGACCATACTAATGAGAAGCATAAAGAAGCCCGTAACTAGAGGTAAGCGTAAAAACGTAGCCCCTCAGAACCCTAGGTTCCTGCCGCCTGCACAGATGCAGGGTCAGGGAAGTATGAAGAAGCCAAAGGAAAAGAAAGAGCGAAAGCCGAAGGTCAAGAACCCTGGTCGAGGCCGAGGTATGGCTACTGGCGGGCGACGGAAGCTGGGGCGGGCCGTGGATGCCTCTTGCCGCAAGCCTGGCTGCTGATGGGTAGCAAAGGTTATTTTAATCCACGTAAAAAAAGATTCAATGAAGCTGTCAAAAAATCTGTCACTGAAAGAGGCAACAAAAAGCATTACGGCTTTGCGGCTCGGAATAGACAACACCCCAGACGACCAGGTGATCAACAACTTGGAGCTAGTAGCAAAAGAGATATTCCAACCGATTAGAGACCACTTCGGTGTCCCTGTAGCCGTTACATCTGGCTATAGATGCAAGGAGTTGAACTCCGCTATCGGAGGGAGCAGAACCTCTCAGCATATGGCTGGGGAAGCTTTGGATTTGGATGCTGACGTATATGGGGAGATCACCAATGCGGATATATTCAAGTTCATATACACTCACCTGGATTACGACCAGCTGATCTGGGAGTTTGGTGACGACAAAGAACCTGCCTGGGTACACGTATCGTATAAGCGTGGCAAAGGAAACAACAAAAACAGAGCACTAAAAGCCGTCAAAGAAGACGGTAAAACCACATATATACTGATGCAATGAGAAGATCAGGATCTAAAGGAAAAGTAAGCAAGTCTTCTAAGGCGTCTGCTTTAGGAAATAGCTTTAAAAAATCTAATTTCGATAACAGAGAGTTCTTTCCTTCAATTCATTATGGAATATTTGACTTCGTTAGAGATGAATCCCCATCGAATGTGCCATTAGTTGATAGTCCAAACCTAAAAAACTATATGTTCGTTGCAGAATCTTCTGGCGGCACTGCTGCAGAAGATCCAGTTTCTAAGATTTGGGTTTATGATGTCTCAACGCCGTCTGCCAACCCATCCAGTTTCGTTTGGACTGTTGATTCGTCTGATGTTCCAGATTTTAAAAACGCAAACGAGATTATGATAAACGGTAATGATATTTTTATTGTTTATCATTGGAGGCCTTCCACTCAACCTATAAATGACTCTAATCCTAGCAGACTTGTTAAGTTTACTAATGTGTCTATTGATTTTTCTGGAGAGAGTGTTAGTTACGACAGTGCGGAGGATATAGAGCTCACTGGGCTAGCTAGTGTTCACCATATAAGTAAAGACTCTACTTATGGGTATGTTACATGTAGAAGAGATCTAACTGCATCGCCTTTTGATTTTGAAACAAAGATTGGTAGATTTTCTTTATCTGAAGCTCTTTCATGCACTGCAATAAGTATAGTTGATGGCGGAAAGCTAGCCGACGGTACTACTGACTTTGAATGGTATGGAGATCTTTACGACGGTGGTGCTTTTCAACAATTTAACGGTATTGATTATTATGGCGGCGATGACGCTTCCGTTCATGGCAACTACATGTATTTACCTGTTACGGCAGTAACTGTTGATAATGGAGTAATTAGCAAAAATAATCCTAACAGGAATGAAGCTGATGGAATAGGAAGAGTTGACCTGTCAGATATTGAAAACACATTAGAGTTAGTTTTTGCTATTGATACGGGCTACTTAGGGCATAGTGCGAGTACAAATTTTTACGTTCCTTATATGTATTTTAAATCAAAGGATAGTTTTCTATACGTTTACACTTCTCGTGTATCTAGTAATCACGTTCTTGTTAAGATAGATCTGTCTAACCCTGCGAAAAAAACTTATAAATCTTTAAAATCTGTAATGGACAAAGCTCCAGGAGGTAGAAATGGATATGCTCACTGTCTTCGTATTTGGAAAGATAAAATTGTTGTCACTAATGCTGGACATGGATTTGTGGGGGTGTTTAATCAATCAGACCTTTCAGAGGTTGGTCACGTATTTATGGAAAATCTTGAACCATCCTTATTAGGGGTTTCAATTACTGACGATATTGCCGTTATTGGAGATTACGTTTATCTTCCCCTTGAAGGAGGCGTTAAAAAGTTATACTCTTTGAATTTGAATGAAATTAATGATCCAACATTAACTGAGATTCAGGAGGTTACAAATGACCTGTATGCAGCTGTTTACTACGATAATATAATGTAAGATGCCAATAGTACCAACACCAACAATAGATCAAATCATGGGGGCTGAGATGTTTTCTTACGAAGAAAGAGTCGATATTGCGTTTTCTTACGGGTACACGGAGCAAGAAATAATAGACGCTGGTTATAGCGTTTAATTTAAAGCCCTGTAAAACCTTTGAATCATAAGCCTTGCTTTCTGCGTCAGTGCATATCTGACTCGGTAGTTGAATTTAGTCTCTTCTCTAAAGAGGTGGTCTTCAAGGTTTTGTGACGGGGTAAGTTTATCAAAGTACTTGTGTATATACCCTTCTTTCATAAGTGGGTACACGATCCTATCCCCCAAATGCTGCTTGGTCATACCATATTCTTTTGCGCCGTAGTCCAGAGTGAAGAACTCTAGGTCGTAGGCCCACAGCATAAAGTACATTTCCTTTTGGAATATGTCGTACTTGGATTGAAAGTCCAGTAGTGTGGATCGCAGGTTCTTTAAGTAATTCTTGGATATGTCTTTCTGACGTAACTTTGATACGTCACGGAACATTTTACTTTTGTTCTTCATAATAAATTCAAATGACAAAGACAGAATTCCTACTTGAGTTGACAGATATAGCCACTCAGCTGGATCAGCTCCTCGAAAGATACGGCAAAAGGGAGGAGATTATCTCTCTCATGCTTACTGGTGCGATAGAAGAGACTGAGGACGGCGATAAATATATAAAAGCTGTGTACGGGTATAACATATACGACGAGAATGAGCTCGAAGAAATACTTCAGTTCATAAGAGACAGCTTTAAGGGCGATGCTGGTCCAGACCTAGGTGGGTTTGACGTATTCCTGAACTGATGGACGGTCTTATTCGTAAAATCATCATAGGGCAAAACCCTAAGGATGCCATGGCCTATTATGTCGGCATGAAGGCAGGCATGGGCAAGGTGAGCACCATAGTCTTTGACGAAGAGGCTTTCCACAGGTTTGACGTTAAGAGATACCTCATCTACTTGCAGACTAACGAAGGGCAGGTCTTGTGGAAGTCTGTCGAGAATATGCCTGTAATTATTGAACTTGATTTAAATTTCTAATGAAACCTTTTGATCTTTTTATCGTCGAGCTAGAAAAGACGATCAACGACACGATTAAGACTGAGTCGGGTCTAGAGCTGTACGTAGACAGCAAGTGGAATGAGTTTGAACACAGGGTTACGGAGGGTCCAGTGGTGGCCGCCCCATTCAAATACGACACTGGTGTAGAGCCTGGGGACACCCTGTACTTTCATCACTTGGTTGTCATGAATGACGGCCAGGGTTTGACTGGGTTTGAGAATCACTACTTGGTGAGGTACAATCCAGAACACGCAGTCAACAATCAGGCTATAGCGTTTAAGAACAAGGACGGTGAAATCAATCTTCTTGGGGGTTGGACTTTGCTCAAGCCCGTAGATGATGAGCCAGAAGACGAGGTCGCGGAGGCCATTATTGAGGTGATTAGACTCGAAGAGACGGATAAGATGCGAGGTGAGCTGGCTTTTGAGTCAAAACATACCGAGGAGCTGGGTATTAAGAAGGGAGATATAGTTGGGTTCAAGAAGAATATGGACTATCGCATCACGATTGACGATCAACAGTACTATCGCGTGCGTGCAGAGGACCTTCTCTATGCCGAAGTCTAAATTCACCACCCTGGAGGCTGCTGTCCGACTTATGGATAGTATGGAGGCAGCCATAAACAACATGATTGAAGAAGTCAAGAAGCCTGTCGACCCAGAGCTCAATGGAGCGGGTCGAAAAGCTGAACTATCTTCGATTAAGCAAACGGCTCTCGATTGCAAAGAACTACTTATAGAGCGCCAAAGGCTAGAACAAATGACAAAAGATCTGAGAAATGACGGAGAAATCAAACAGGAGAAGGATTATTCTGGTGGGTTCGCGGAACGCTTCTCAAAGTAACTGGAACGGAGAATATGAGAGTTAAGAGAAACTACAGAAAAGAGTACGATAAGTTTCAGTCTACCGACGAGCAGAAGAAGCGCAGGGCCAAAAGGAATAAAGACCGCAGAGAGGCTGAACGCAAGGGGAAGGTAAAGAAAGGTGACGGAAAGGACATCCATCACGCCGAAAACGGTGCTAAAATCATTATGCCCGCATCAAAAAACAGAGGTATAGCCGAAAAGAGCCGACTGAAGGGTTCTAAAAGAAATTAAATACAATGGCAAAAGCAGTTTCCACCTACGAGCAAAAGAACAAGGTCTCTAGACCTGGAGTTCATGCTAAGACTAAAACGTCTTCTAGCAAAAGATCCAAGAACTACAAGAAGCCATACAAAGGCCAAGGACGATGAGGTTTTGGATTATGATCCTCCTTTTGATACTGTCTAAGATACTTAATGGACAGTGCGATTTGGAGCTGCTCGAATTCGACCCCGCGGCAGGGGAGATAACGGTTGCGTTCAACAACACCGAGAACTGCGGAGGCGTAGCAGGTCCGACAGGTATAGCTGAGATTCAGTTCGGGTTTCAGGCTCTGGACTCAAACTGCAATGCGCTTAATCAGGGGTGGGACTTCCCGTGGGGACTGAGCATCCCTGACGATAACAATCACCCTGGGTGGATATACTCTGCTACTACCACCACTTCTTCTACCAACTGGACCAATCTAGACGTTTGGGATGACTACAACGTAGATCCTCCGTACTACACGGGCGACACCATTACCTTCCCGCTAGATGACTTCTATCAAGCTGGGACCACCAGCCTTTACTCCAACCTGCTCAACGCCTTTGAGTTCTGGATGAACCAAGGTCTTGGTATTCAAGCGGTTATATGGCAGATCAGCTACGGACCCACCATGTACTCTGACAACGGTGGATGGGCTGAAGTCGGGGGCCTTGGTGGAGGCATAACGCCTGACTGCTGTGGTCTGTATGAAGACTCAAACTGGCAAGACAACTGGATAATAACTTGCCCTGATGAAGTCACCGAAGTCATCTACGTGTACGATACGGTCTATGTAGATCTACCTCCCGACACCATATATGTTCTAGAAATAGACACAGTGGTAGAGTACGACACAATCCCCGTACCGATTAACTGGTACTTCTATGACACTACGTATATATACGTTACTGACACGTTGTACAACACTATCATCGACACTCTAATCGAGTATGTCGAGTTACCGCCTGACACCTTCTATACGTATCAGTATGACATAGTAGAAGTTGATTGTTCAACTGGTCAGTACTGCTCTACGCCTTTTGAAGACTGCTCTATATACATACCCAATTCCTTCACTCCAGACAATGATGGTGTAAATGACGCCTGGGGTGCTGTCACTGATCCTGACTGCTGGATATCCTGGAGGCTTATAGTTATTTCCAGAGCAGGAGATGTTATATGGGAAAGCCTTGATCCAGAAGAAGTCTGGCTGGGTGGTGAAGAGTATTATGTACCAAGCGATGTTTACGTGTATAGGGTTGAGTGCGAGGGATATGGAGAGTCCTATATCGTAAATGGCCACGTTACCGTAGTGAGATGAAGGATGAAGCTATCGTCATTGATCCCAACGGTACACAGGGTGAAGTCATCGATATCGGTGGCATACACATTTGCCTTCCCCGTAAACCCAAGAAGTCAGAAATTTTGTTCTCAAACAAAAAGAAAGACTTGCAGATGTGGGAAAGGATTCCTATGCCAGAAGAACTGCGTAGGGTTCGCTCTATGGATGAGTGGGGGGAAATGCCAAGGGAGTTCCGTGAACGTTTCCGTCCATACATCGAAGAAGAGTTTAGGCGTAGACGTGATGGCGTTTGGTTTTACAACAACGGTGATCCTACATACATTACAGGCCGACACTATATGGCCTTACAATGGACCAAGTTCGACATAGGTTATCCTAACTACCTTAGTTTTCAGAGAGATATATTTTTGCACATGGCAGCGTGTGAGGCAGACCCGAATTGCATCGGTCAGCTTTACACGAAGTGTCGTCGTAGTGGATACACAAATATCTGCGCGGCGGTGCTTGTCGATGAGGCCAGCCAAGTAAAAGATAAACTACTCGGAATACAGAGCAAAACAGGTAAGGACGCTCAAGAGAACATATTCATGAAGAAGGTGGTGCAGATGTTTAGGCACTATCCTTTCTTCTTCAAGCCTATCCAGGACGGTACTACAAACCCTCGCATGGAATTGGCGTTTAGAGAACCATCTAAGAAAATTACAAAGAAGAACAAGACTGCTCAGGTTGGCGATGCGCTGAATACGGTCATAAACTGGAAAAATACTACTAACAATGCGTATGACGGTGAGAAGCTTCACCTGTTGTACCTCGACGAGGCGGGAAAATGGGAAAAACCTACAGACATCAGAGACGCTTGGAGGATTCAGAGGACATGTTTGATCGTGGGCCGAAAAATAATCGGAAAGGCAATGGTCGGAAGCACCGTAAATCCAATGGACAAAGGTGGAAAGGAGTACAAGGACCTATGGGAGGATTCGGATCCGATGGAGAGGAATTCGAATGGGAGGACTAGATCTGGACTGTACAGACTATTTATACCAGCGCAGGACGCGCTAGAAGGATTCTTTGACAAGTATGGCAATCCTGTAGTTCAGGACCCTGAGGAGCCAGTAGAAGGCATAGATGGAGAAGACATCCTTATCGGCAGTAAGAAGTACCTTAAAAACGAGCGTGAGGCATTCAAAAACCAGCCTTCTGAGCTCAATGAGATTATCAGACAGTTCCCGTTTACTACTGACGAAGCGTTTAGAGACAGTATTGAGGGCAGCCTATTCAATATTGGTCAAATCTATGAGCAGATCGATCACAACGACGACCTATATCCTGATCCAGTAGTCAAAGGAAACTTTGTATGGAAGGATGGACAGAAGGACACTGAAGTATTGTTCCGTCCTGACGCCAGTGGCAGATTTAGAGTGGCCTGGTTGCCACCAAAAGAGCTCAGAAACGTAAGGAAAGAATCGTATGGGAAGATGATTGCTCCTAACGAGCTTATAGGGTGCGGTGGCGTAGACAGCTATGACATTGACGCTACTGTAGACGGGAGAGGATCTAAAGGGGCTTTGCACTTATACAATAAGTTCAACATGTCTCACCCATCGAACATGTTTGTCTTGGAGTACGCTTCTAGACCCCCTTTGGCCAAGATCTTTTATGAAGACGTATTGATGGCCTGCTTCTTCTATGGTTATCCGCTTCTTATTGAGAACAACAAGTATGGGATAGCCAGGTACTTTGAAGACAGAGGGTATGATGGATATCTCTTAGATCGTCCAGATCACCTGAAAGTTCCTGGGTCTAACTCAAACGTAAGGACTAAGGGCGTACCATCAAACTCAGCCGATGTCATTCAGTCCCATGCACAATCTATTGAGGCCTACATACATAATCACGTAGGGTTAAGTAGAGAGACAGGGGAGATGGGTAAAATGTACTTTAATAGAACTCTAGAGGACTGGATTGGCTTTAAAATAACAGACAGAACAAAGTTTGACCTTACTATTTCTTCTGGATTGGCTCTTCTCGCTGCTCAAAAGGCAGCTCCAAAAGAATTGACAAACTTCTCGGAAAAGAAGTTTTTTAGGCGCTACAAGGGTATACAGCGGATTTAATATATTTGCATTTTACAGAAAGTGCTATGGCAACTAAATACTCATCAAACTTTCCAGACCCTTTGCTCCCTAAGGAGAAGAAAGAGAGCAAGGAATATGGATTGCAATATGCCAAAGCCATACAAAGCCAGTGGGGTAATGGAACCGACTATAACTCCCTCTTTAGAAAAAGAAGAAAAGTCTTCGATAGAAACAGGGACTATGCAAACGGGACACAAGACACAACCATATACAAGCAGATTCTTACATCTCTTGATCCTAACAACGGTGACGGCAGTCTTGTTAATCTTGATTTTACCCCTGTACCTATTCTCTCTAAGTTTGCGAGGATTGTTGTCAATAAGATACTTTCTCGTGACCCGTACCCGAATGTTGAGGCGGTTGATCCTCTTTCGTCTTCGGAGAAGAACAAGCAAAAGAGAAGAGTAAACCTTCAGGTCCAAGCAAAGGAGCAACTTAAAAAACTCAAAGAGACTACAGGCATGGTGATCGATATGGATCCCGACAATATGCCTGACACTCTTGAGGAGGCGGAGATTCTGTTTGACACAAACATTAAGACTGACGCCGAAGTAGCCGCTCAAATAGGAGCCAACCTTACTTTGGAGTGGAGTGATTTCAACGACTCTACTTACAGGAGATGCGTTAATGACCTCGTGTCTCTAGGTATGGCTGTTACTCGCCGTACTAACGACCCTAACTATGGGATCAACGTAGAGTATGTAGACCCCGCTAATTTTGTTCACAGCTACACTGAAGACCCTTCTTTCTCAGACCTAATTTACGGAGGCCATGTCAGAAGAGTTACAATTTCTGAACTGAAGAGACTGGCGGGGGACGAGTTGACTGAGGATGATTATAAGAAGATACAAAAGATTGCCACCAGGGGCTCTGGAAACAAGAACTCTGGTCCATACTCCTCTACATACGATAAGCTTTCGGAGAAGTATCAGATGGGTTATGATGAATATATGGTCGAGATACTTGACTTTGAATTCATATCTACCGATACTACATACTACGAAGAGAAGGAGAATAGATTTGGGAACACCAACTTCTTCTACAAGGGGGATTCGTACAAAGAAAGAACCAATAGCATTTTTTCTCGCAAGCCTCACAAAATGGAGATGGTGAATGTGTATTGCGGTACATACATCATGGGCACTGAGTATTTGTTTGGATACGGATTGAAGAGCAATATGCCCAGAAACATTCATGACATCAGTAAGACCAATATGTCTTTCTCTGTTGTTGCGACCAACATGCGGAACATGGTCCCTAAGTCCATGGTAGATAGCTGCGTTGGATTTGCTGACATGCTTCAGATTACTCACCTGAAGATCCAGCAGTCTATAGCTAAGGCCAAGCCTGATGGCCTCATCATAGACATAGAAGGCCTTGAGAACGTTCAGCTTGGAAAGGGTGGTGAGCTTCAGCCACTTGACCTTCATGATATTTACGAGCAGACGGGTGTCTTCTACTATCGAAGCAAAAACCCTGAGGGTGGTTTCCAAAACCCTCCTGTCAGAGAGATCGGCAATAGCATTCGAAACATCAACGAGCTGATTGGTCTTTACAATCACTATCTGCGTATGATTCGTGACGCTACGGGAATCAACGAGGTTATGGACGCATCTACCCCCAAGAGTGAGGCTCTTGTCGGTGTTAGAGAGCAGGCATTGGCGGCTGCAAACAATGCGATCTATGACATAACCAACTCAGCAGCCATCCTGTACAAAAAAGTTTGCACAGACGTAGTAAAGTGTCTTCAGATACTTCCTTCTGATTCGGTCGTCACCAGGCTTTATGAGAACGCCATAGGCAAAAAGAATATGGATGTCTTGGGCTCTTTCACTCAACTCCCGATGTACAACTTTGGTGTGACGGTGCAAAGAGAGATGGAGGACGCAGAGAAAGCCTATCTTGAGCAGAACATTCAAATCTCCTTGTCTCAAAAAGAGCTGGATATCGAAGACGCTATGGCTATTAGGTCTATGAAAGACATAAACCAAGCTGAAAGACTTCTTATCTTGAGAAGAAAGAAGCGCATGATGCGTAATCAAGAGATGGCAATGCAAAACTCTCAGGCTCAGGCTCAAGCGCAAATGCAGGCTACTCAAGCTCAAGCGCAGGCAAAAGCTCAAGAAATGCAGTTGAACTCACAACTTACCGCTCAGGAGCTCCAGTTGAAGAACCAGCTTGAGATTCAGCTTGAAGGAGTTAAGCATGAGTTCAGAAAAGAGATTGAGATAATTAAGGCTAAGGCTACCCTTGGATTCAGAGAGGAGGACAAGGAGTTTAGAGAGAAGCTTGAGGTTTTGAAAGAGGACGGCAAAGACAGACGCATAGATCGTCAGGCTGAAATTCAATCAGAAATGATAGACAAGAGGGAAGGTAAAGAACCAGAAAACCCCATACAAGATGGCGAGTAAAATCAACCTTGATACATCCACCAGGCTGGATATAGTTTGTCGTAGAGGAGATACTTTTAGTTTGGAATTGACCATTAAGAACTCTTCAAACGAAAAGATTAACATCACTGAAGATCGTTTTTCTTTTCAGGTCAGGACTAAGGCTACTGCAGACGGTAGACAGGGTCTTATTTTAACTACTGACCCTGCTCAAGGCGGCCTGGAGGATCCCGTCCCGACTAATTCTCCCGCTCTTCCCCTTCGAGGAGATACCTCAACTACAGACGCTTTTGCTACGTTTTTGATAGATCGAGGCAGTTCCAACTCCGACGATCCCGACTACAGTGTGGTTAAGTTTTCTGTAGATGCAGACGACATGGCAAACGTTCCGTCTGGAAGATATGTCTATGATCTTCAAAGATTTGACAACTCTAATTCTCAGCAAAAAACCATTATTACTGGAACATTTGTGGTAAAGGAAGACATCAGTGAAGTCGGAACTATTTCCTAATGGCTATTACAGTAACATCTGAGAACTCAACTGAAATTACCGTAACTCAAGCCAGCGGTACTTCTGTTATACTTACAACTGTAGAGAACGTTGCCTTGACTACAGAGTCAAAGGCTGCTGACCTAACTGTTACCGAGAAGGGTATTAGGGGCGAAAAAGGAGATCGAGGGAATGACGGTGCTCCTGGAGAAGACGGTGCTCCTGGGTCAGGTTTTACTGGCGGTAGTTATGACTCAGAAACGGGCATTGTAACGTTTGAGTCGGAGGACGGTATAGGTTTTTCTACTGGAGACCTTAGATCTGAAGAGTCTAAAAGGACCGATGACATTACAGTATACATCCCTGATTCTGTTGTAGATAAGTTTTCTGATCCTTCTTCTATTACTGAGATTTCGGATGTCGCTTCAAAAGTCAATGATTTAATTGATGCAAACTTTGTGTTTGGCAAGCTAAAGCATGCCTTTACAATCAATGCATCTTCTGAGAACCCAAAGACGGCCCTTCAGATAATTGTGGACGCCTTGTTTTCTTATACGGATCACAATAAAGCGATACTGAACACAGAGCCAGAAAACCAGCAACCATCTGACGGCGATGCCAATGACACCTTAACGTTTAGGACGACCCTTACGAATGCAAATTATGAGGCCCCCGTAAAGGCTACAGTTACTTTGGAAACTAAAAGGGTTGGTGTAGACAATGAGTTCAGCACGTTTGCAACGTTGGTAACGGATAGTACCGATCAAAACCCCACGCTTTCGGACACGAACATTACGATAGACTTCACCAATAACGACACCACAGAGTTTCAGGTTAGGGCGAAAACAGTATATAAGGACTCTAGCGACAATATTCTTGAAACCACGTTTAGTGGCGATGGTGACAATGGTACTCCTTTGTCTTTCACGAGGCAGCTTGCCTCTGCACCCACGCCAAACATAGATAGCGGAACTCCCACAGCTACTGGGTTTATTTCAACCTACTCAGGAGCCAACGGCGACGTTGATTTCGTTGTAGGCAGTAACAATCCAAACCACGAATTTGGAACTACGATAGACATCAGGGCGAGGTATAGATTTCAAGAAAACGGGGGGAGCTACGGAGAGTGGACAAACCTGGATGCGGTAACTGGTCTCTCAGGTAGCTCTATTGCAAGTCAGACCTTTACAGTTCCTGTCGATCAAAGAACAGGCAGGACGTATCAAATACAGGGGCAGTCTAGACAGCAGAATCCAGCTGGGTATACGTTTATTACGGGCTCCGATCTAGACTATCAGGAAACTACACCTGTAGTGTTCGCACCTGTATACAACACAGCCTCACCTGGGACGGTAACCTTGGCTGGTGTAGACGCGCCAGCCGACTACGACGCTCCTTCTGAGTCTGTCACTTTTACTGCTACGGTGAGTAATGCGAACTCTGTTTATGGGGCTGTGGCGGATGTCACAATAAAAGAAGCCACTAATTCGGCGTTTACTCAAAACGTAGTTATTGTTGGATCTACATCTCAAAACGAGACTGGGGCCTCCCCAACTCATGACGAGACACATATAGTGAAGACTCATACAATAAACGAAGACAGGTTCTACAAGGCTTTCGTGCAGTTTCAAGAGTATGACGGAAACACAAACATTGGGTCGGAAGAAGAAAGTAATACACTTCAATACGAGTCTGTTACTGTGGCTCATGCCAACCCGACAATATCTGTACCTGCCTCTGTAGACAATGACCCTATCGTAGCAGGCATTATAGTTACTGGAGATTGCACGAATGCCAATGGCCCGCTTATTGGCACCACTGTGTCTCTAAGGCTTCATATAAGCACCAAGCTTAACCCGAATTCAGATTGGAGTAATTGGGTTCCAATAGGAACTGCTACAACGCCTGTGGCAAACGCAAACTCTGATCAACTATCCGAGTCCAGGAACCACAACTTCACGAGCGTATATGCGTACAGGTACAAGGTTGTGGCTACGTACACGGACACGGACTCCCCCGCGAACGTAGTTACCAAAGAGTCTAATGAGGTAGAGCGATACGCCAGTATTACTTCTGAGGCGGTCATTTCTAACTATGACTCCAGTATAGACATACTGCCGTATTTGGACACTTCTGAGCAGGTGACCTTCACGGCCACTGTTACCAACCCGAATCACGCTAACGATGTTGAGATCACGGGGCAGCTTCAGTATCAAATAGGAACTGACGGGGGCTGGACAAACATAGGATCTTCTCAAACAGAATCGGGGCCCACTATGTCCTTTAGTAAGAGTCCAATTATCTCGGTGACTAGTGATGGTCAAAGCAACAAGAGGATTAGGCTTCAGGTTACGACCAACGTCAAGAGAGACGATGATGAGGTCAACGTGTCGGATAACGATGCAATCAAGTTCTGGTACAGGAGTTACGAGGCCCCTCAGATTCAAAACGAAGATAACGACAATGCTTTTGACAGAGTTTACGTTTCTGATAGCTCAGGAGCAACTTCGTTTATAAACAACTCTAGCAGAGAGTTTGCTGACGCAAGTAGCGTATTGAGATTCAGGGTGAAGAGGCCAATCACGAAAAACTACGAGTACCAAAATGTATACGTAGACCTCGATAGAATCTATGTGTACAGAAAAAGAGGTACAGACGTGTCCGATTGGTCTATTGAAACGGCCACGGCATTGACGGGCTGGGATGGTGTTACGATGTCAAGCACTGGAAGTGAGTCTGACCTGACTGGATACTGGACCCCCACCAACGCGCCTTCTGACAATGATGAATCAAACGCCACCCTTGGAACAGATTACCAGTATGTGATCAAGGTCTGGGATGACAAGAATCAGTGGACGGACAACTCTTCTAATACTGCTGACGAAGAGAGCACGGTATTCAAGATTAGGAAGGCGAGAGGAAAGATGGTTCTTAGCAGCAATCAGTATATACAAACCATTACTGAGGGTCAGGCTCAAACTCTGTACGATATATCTACTAGCGGTAAGCATGATGAACAGCTAGAGAACCTTGGCGGAGACTTTGCCAATGGGGTGAATCAAAACCTTGATCTAGATCTGGTTTGTTCTGATTTTGAAGGTGAGTACGCTTACTTCTTTATACCTAGCGTGGCCTTTGATTGGGACGGAGGAGGGGGTCAGGATATATCTGGAGCTGCAACTGGAACGTCTCCTATTGAGATGAATATAACTGGGGAGCCAGGTAATGCTACTCTTTATGACCTTACTGGAGCAAACGATAGCTCTGGAAACCCTATGGATAACCCTATTCTTCCTGGGGGGTCTAGTCACTATATAATTGGCGTGAATGTAAATGTAGCCAGTAATCCAGACTCTACGGAAGAGATGGAGTACATTATACTTAGAACTATAGGTGTACAGCAGAACACGGAAAACAATAAAAACAACAATATACTCAATAGCTAATGCCTGGATTTGGTTCAGCGATATCTAACAACACGGCGGCTTCGTTTGTTCTTGCCTTAGACGTAAAGCAGGTTCAGGGTATCGGAATATTTGATACTATATCAGATAGGGATGATCTTCCTGGCGGCGCTGGCGGTGTTACACCTCGTATCAACGGATACATCGCTATAGTAAAAGATGCTGACGGAAATGGAACTACCAAGGCATACATATATACTGGAGGAGATAGCGGAAACAAAATCAGTGGAGAGTATGTTGCGGACACCGACTGGGATGCTGTTCACGGAAATTGGTCCGAGCTTTCTACGTTCACTGAAGTTAGTCAGGATACCACCCCTCAGCTTGGAGGTAACCTCGACGTAAATGGTAACTCTATTACCAGCACGTCTAACGGAAACATTACCATTGACCCCAACGGTACTGGAAACGTATTGATCGGGAACTTTACGTTCGACGCGGACCAGAGTGTTGGGGCGGGACAAGATGGTTACGTCCTCACTCACACTGACGGATCTGGAATATCCTTGCAGCCCTCTGTTAATACCGACACCAAGATTAACAACGTAAGAGATAACGACACAAGTACGATCATCACAGACGTAACATCTATCAGATTTACAGGCGGTCTATGTGCCGCAACTGGAACTACTGGTATAGCTACAGTTTCAGTAGGAGGAACAATAAACCGACTCACAGATGTGGATGATACTATTTCTGCTGCTGCAGGTGACGTTCTCATATACAATGCTACTTCAAGTAAGTATGAGCCTCAGAACCTGACCGCTGGCTCTAACATCACTATCACCAATGGCGATGGATCTATTACTATTGCTGCAGATCAAAGAACACAAGAAGAAATAGAGGACTTTGTAAGTGGTCTTATAGTGGGGGGCGAAGACATTACGGTTACTTACAACGATACCGCTGGAACTCTGACTATAGACAAAGACACGACTACCAGCTACTACCCTAGCACTACTGGTCTTGATACAGATGGAGAGGCTTCTGGTGAGATTGTATACATCGGTCAGTCGGGAGATAATTTGACTGCAGGTAGCGTTTACTACTACACCAGTTCGGGTAGCTGGCAGGCAGCAGACGCAGACGCTGTTTCTACTGCAAGCGGCCTCATAGGCATGGCGTTGGGAACAAACCCTACTACGGCAGGTGTATTGCTTAGAGGGTACGGTGTCAGCTCTTCTAATCTCGGTACTGTGGGATCTGTAGTGTATCTCTCGACCAATGCTGGTGAAGTCACTGAAACCGCTCCTAGCGGAAACGGGGACGTGGTGAGGGTCATGGGGTACACCTTGAACGCTACTTCTGACTTGATGTATTTCAACCCATCACCTGACTGGATTGAACTTACTGTGTAATGCCAGACATATCAAAGCTATCAGGCGTTAGTGAGTCAAATATAAAAAACGTTGACTCTGTACTCAAGTCTAATATCTCTAATATAAGCGGTCAGGGATTTAGCTCGGTAACTTACTTTCTTGATACATACAGTGGGGCTTCTCTAGCTTTTAGCTTTAGACAACTCTCTGGGTCTGCTACAAATTGCATTGATGTAATCAACAGCAATGGAATAACTCAGACTATTGGTTTTTCTTCTGGATATGTAGACACTTCAGCAATATCATCTCATTGCGGAACTGGTATAGGCAGGATTTCGAAATGGTATGATCAGTCTGGAAATAACAGACATGCCTCTCAAACCTCTACTTCACAGATGCCTATGATCTTCCAGTCTGGAAACATGTTGAATGTAAACGGTAAAGCAGCTGCTTCGTTCGATGGTGGAGACAGACTAGTTATTGCTTCTAACACTGTTCATACGGGTAGTTTTTACGGAACCAGCGTTATCAAGACAAGCTCTAGTATTTCTAATGCGTCTATATTGAATCAAGACGACTCATATAACGTTCCTGCTACAAACAGGGTTAGAATAGCACAGTACCTAAGAACAGGTTCTGCAAACGGGGGTACGGCGCGTATTGTGGTGTTTAATACTTCTCAATCTAACTTTGCTGATAATACCGCCGCTATAAGCACTAACACTCAAATGCAGATTTCATCTTATGCTACATCTTCTGGCACAATAGAGGCACTTGTAAACTCATCTAGCAACGGAAGCAGCAGTTATACTGGAACTTTGAAAACAGGGGCTCACGAGATAGCCATATGTAGCAACGTTCATGGGGTTGCCCCAGGGGCTTACTTTACTGGAAATATGCAGGAAGTTATACTTTGGAACGGTGATCAGTCATCAAATAGATCGTCTATAGAAAGTGACATAGACACATATTACTCTATACCATGATACTATACGCTGTATCTTCATACAATCCAGATATAGACACTGAGGCCAAAATGCTAAACATTAGTAGGTGTTTGTATTTGTCTGTGAATAGAAACCCTACAGAAGAGTATGATGACTGGAATGTTTTTCCAGTGTTTGTTGCAGAAACAGAATCATTGCTGGGGGTAAAAACATACTATGAGCTTGAAATATCTGATAAAAGCAAGATTTCAGATTTCTTAAACTCCTTTTCTATCTCTGAGGAGGAAAAAACTGAAAAGTTGAAATCCTTCAATAACGGAGATACTATTTCGTTTTCTCAAATACAACCAAGTAATATGGACCTTAAAACGTATGAGGAACTAGAGCTTCTTGGTATAATTACATAGTATTATATTTGTAAAATGAAGTGTAACAAATCCTACAAAAAAGGAGGCAAAACTCCTGCGTGGACCAGAAAGGAAGGCAAGAGTGCCTCTGGTGGTCTAAATAAAAAAGGTGTTGCTTCATATCGTCGTGCAAATCCTGGCAGCAAACTCAAGACTGCTGTTACTACAAAGCCGTCTAAGCTGAAGAAAGGTAGCAAGGCGGCCAATAGAAGAAAGTCTTTTTGCGCAAGAATGACGGGGATGAAGAAGCGCCTTACTAGTGCCAAAACGGCTCGTGACCCTAACTCAAGAATCAACAAATCACTTAGAAAGTGGAATTGCTAATAGTTCACATGGATACACTTACTCAATTTGAGCTTCTAAGCATTGTTGGTGCCATTATAGGCATGTGGTTGAAGTTTCAAAATGACTTCACGACTCTTAAATCCAGGGTTAAGGTACTGGAGATGGATCATGGTGACTTAAAAGCCAACATAGAGACCTTACTCAAGGAACTTCAGGAGATCAAGCTTTTGCTGGCAAAGAATCAGGTTCAGTGAACACTGTCAAGAAAAATAAAGGAGGCAAGCTCAATGTAAGCAATAAGAGCATGTCCGTTCCTGCCCCCAGTGGATACCATTGGATGCAGGATCGTGGTAGATACTTCTTGATGAAAGGTGAATATAAGCCTCATCCTGGGGCTGTAGAAAAGGCTAATTTTAAAATAGTTAATCACTCATGATTGGAAGTGGACTTGCAATTACAAGAGGCGGTAATGTCATAGTAGTTAGTTCATCTGCTAGGCAGGGTGGTAGTGGTTCTGGTGGCTCTAGACAGTCTGGAGGGTCAAACCTTCTTTTAGATGACTATTCTGGAGCTGTTGTAGCCTTCTCTTTAAGAAAGCTTTCGACATCATATTCTGGTGCGGCCATAAGGGTTAGAGAAGAAGGCGGCAACACAGAGAGTGATATTAATTTTGACAGCAACGGAGACCTGGATTTGGCTTCTCTTTCTTCGTTTTGCAACGGATCGGTAGGTCGAGTAGTGACGTGGTATGACCAGTCATCTAACGGAAATGACGCTACACAAAGTGCAGCGGGGAATCAACCGACGATATACGATGGCTCATCGGTTATCACCCTAGAACAAGAGCCAGCAGTGGCTGGTGGTCACATGGACCTATCTTCTACCATATCGCAGACTACTAAAAATCTGGCATATTTTATTGTCAATAAGCAAAACAGCGGAAATTTTGCGTGGGTTTTAGGCAACAATTTTAGTAACCAGCACAATCTAGTGTTGGAGAGGTTTGGTAAAGTACAATTTCTTCATCCTACAGAGGGCGTAATCGATATAGCTGGAGCCTCAACGATGCAAATGGGATTTCCCAATCTCATATATGCGATGAGCAACAACAGCAAACTCGACGCACGAGTAAATGCGATCGACGTTCCTGACACGTCGCCATTTACTTCGGTGTCTGGTACTATTAGTAAACTGTATAGTAGGGGGTACGGGCAGAATGCTCCATTAACAACTCGTTTCCAAGAAATAATTCTGTACCAGTCTGATCAATCCAGTAATGTAACTGGTATTGAATCTAACATCAACTCGAAGTATTTAATATACCAGCCCAAAGATTCCCCGACTTCGGGACTGCTTTCAACATACACGGGAGCCGTCGCTGCCTATTCCGTGCGTCAGTTGAGTAACAAGGCTATATTCTGCTTGAAAATTCGCAGGGACTCCGATAACGAGGAGCGCAACATCGGCTTTGACTCGAACGGCGATTTGGACACTACTGCTATTTCTAATTTTTGCGGTACTGCCAACGGATACGTCACGCGGTGGTGGGACCAGAGCACCAATGGCAGAAACGTAGACCAAACGAATAGCGCAAACCAGCCTCAGATATATAACGGAACTTCAGTTATTACTGAGAACGGTAAGCCTGCGTTAAAGTTTGACCATGACAAACTTGGTGATGTGGACTTTTCTATTAATCAGCCATTTACAAGTACGCTCGTGATGACCAGCAACGGAGGTTCGGACACTTTCTCAACTATCTTTGGCTCTCGCGATCTCACAGGTGTCAAGGGCGGATTTATCCGCAGGACCACAAATTGGTGGATGCAATCCCCCTTGTTGGCCAACACAGGCCAAGCGCACGACACATCTCAGCACTTGTTTTATAGCGTGTGGGATGGTGCAAACTCTGAATTTGCACAAGACGGTGCAGCCGTAACGACAAGAAACGCGGGAACCGTGGATTGGACCAATTTGTCAGTTGGAACGCGAGGTACTGACAGTCCTGACTTTGGATCCAATGGTAACTATCAAGAGTTAGTGATTTGGGATTCAGATCAATCGGCAAACAAAAGCAACATCGAAACTGACATCAACAACTACTTTAGTATATATTAAAAATGGCAACAGTTTACCTACCAGTAGAACCCGTAACGGGAATGACTTCAGCAGAACGAGCCGAAGCAATTAATGCCGAAGTATGGAGCCTTGTACGTCCCGACTCAGTAAAGTCAAGTGGTGACTTGACTAGGTTTTATTACGGCACAATCACTCACCCCACCACTGATCAAGTGGCGATCATTGGGGACACGACAGATCAGATTCCTGTACACAACAACGTGGATCTGACTAACCTTATCGCCTTGATGCCAGAAGTGCCACAGGAGGAAAAGGATCAACTGGTAGCGTATATTGACGCTAACAGAGGCGGCAGTGTCCCTTTTGCAGCACTTATACCCTCTTCTTCTGAGCAGCTTACAGAAGCTGAAGCAGACGCGGCGGGTTGGACTCAAGAAGATATAGTAGAATGAGAGTAAAAAAGTACAAAAAAGGAGGCAAGTCCCCTAAGGACGCATGCTACAGCAAGGTGAAGTCTAGATATAAGGTGTGGCCGTCGGCCTACGCCTCTGGTGCGCTTGCCAAGTGCAGAAAGGTCGGGGCTAAAAACTGGGGAAATGGCGGTAAGAAAAACTAAGAAGGGCGCTGCTTTACGTCGTTGGTTTAAAGAAGAGTGGAAAACTCCGAAAGGAAAGGAGGGGTATAGCGGTTCGGACCGCACATTTCGTCCTACCAAACGGATTAGCAAAGACACGCCAACTACATGGTCTGAGCTGAGTCCCTCTGAGAAGGCTGCGGCTGCAAAAGAAAAGAGAGAGAAGGGACGTGTGTCTAGGTACAAAAAGAAGCCTAAGAAGAAGGCTAGCTCTGGAATGAGAGTTATCAAAAAATAACAACATATATTTGTATCAAAATAATCATACAAAATGGCTACAACAACCGCAACCCTTACGCTGAACAGTGCTGACCTCACTGGCGATGCATTGGCGCTTTCTTCTACGGCCACTCTGACCCAAGCAGGCAACACGACTGGCTTGGATCAAACGACTGGTGTGGCAAGAAAAACTTTCGCAACTGCCCAGACGGCTACAAACCTTTTGGCTGCTGCAGATTACACTGACGACCTGGCTCACAAAGTGTACATCAAGAACATCAGCACTAACGCTGCTGAGTATATCACGATTGAATTTGACGGTCCCACTGACGTATTGAACATGGGTCGTCTCTATGCTAACGATTGGGCTTTCTTCCCTTGGGATGGAACCACTGACATTGATATTGACACCTCTGCAACCAACATGACGGTTGAGTTTGCAGTCATTTATCAGGTGTAATCATGCATCCTTCTAATTCATTTCCGCGCAATGCGGTAATTCTTAGTGGTACTAATGCCTACACTGGTGAAGTGGTCTTCGCTGTATATAATCCTACAGCAGCTGCTATTTCCGCCACCATCAAAGGTTCATTTACTACCTATGACTCTACTACCGACGACGATGGTAACGCTCTAGGGTACGTAGAGGATGCAGGCGATCAGAGTGTATCTATACAATCTGGCCATACTCTTTATGGGAGATTTACTTCTGTAAGTGGGGGTGATCTGATCTGCTACTTCTAATGCAAACTAATTAATTAAATACAATGGAAGACAATACTAACCAGATTCCTGACACACAGGAACCGATTCAATTCTTTGACAATGTTCAAGACCTGGCTGCATCTATGGAAGGTGAAGCTCCTCAACCTGTGGAGCAACCTGAAACTAGCATTACAGAGGCTGTGGGAGAAACTCAAGAGCCTGCTCAACAAGGTTCTGACGAGCCTGTACAAGGGCCTTCGGAGCCTGAGTCAGTTGTTGATGAACCCGTACAGCAAGAGGTAACTCAACCTCAATACACAGAACAAGACGTAGAATCTGCGGTACTCAACTATATGAGCGAAAGGCTCGGTGTTGATATCAACAGCTTCGACGACTTTATAGACGATGGTGAGGACGAAGGAGTCTACCAGATGGATGAGCGAATCGAGGCTATCGCCAAGTTCGTTGAAGAAACTGGAAGGTCCCCTCAGGACTGGTTTGCCTATCAGTCACTTAACCCGTCCGAAATGGACGATGTGACTGCCGTTAGAGTGAACATGGCTTCTGAGTATCCTGGCCTAAACGTCGATGAGCTTAATACGCTTATCGCAAGCAAGTACAATATGGATCCCGACTCCGCTTCGGAGGAGCAGATTCGACTTGCACAAATCCAGCTCAAAGCTGACGCTACTCGTGCTCGTCAGGCAATCGAAGATATCCGAAATGGATACGCTGCGCCTGAAGTACAACAGCAATCTGTCAGCGATGACTACTACCAAATCGACGACCAGTGGGTACAAAACATGTCCCAGGAAGTCGGTTCGCTCACGGGTTTGGAGTTTGATCTCCCGAATGGACAGACGTTCACTTACGGGATTGACGACGGATACCGTGGGCAACTCATTGATCGGAACTCCCGCATCGATGAATTTTTTGACTCCTACGTTGACAACAACGGCAACTGGGACTACGACACTTTGGCCTCTCACATTACGGTGATTGACAAGATCGACGAAATTGTCGCGTCTGTCTATCGTCAGGGTATGAGCGATGGTCAGAAGGGTGTGGTTCAGAACGCTGCTAATGTCAAGACGGAGGCTACGCCGCAACAAACGGCAAAACAAGAGGCCCCGCTCACGGCTCAACTCAGACAAATCGTCGGGGGTGGGAACAACAGCCTCATGACATTTAACATCTAAAAAAACTAAACAATGGCAACTATTGGATCTCCTGGTGTCGGTAATCAACCGAAATTCGACACCAAACCCGAACTCTACACGACTGTAGACACTCTTCTTCAGTACAACAAGCCCGACAACCGTGACCTCCTGATCAAGACCTATGGCGATCAGGGTATCACTGGTTTTCTCAAACTGACTGGCGCTATCAAGAACGCTGGTACCGCCGACTCCATCCAGTACTGGGAGGAGCAGCGCCGCCACAGACTCGTTGACATCGGCACGCAGTCGATCACGACTAACGCTGGTACTGCTGGTACGGTTGTGCTGGGTACTGACCTCACTGGCGCCGACCAGCTGGAGGCTCAGACCGTGGTGATGAACGCTTCTTCTGGTGAAGTTTACATCATGACTGACGATACTGCTGGTAGTCAGACGTTCAAGCGTCTTGACGGTGGAAGTGGTACGAACTGGGCTAGTAACGATGAGCTGATCATCCTCGGCAACATGTACTACCAGGGTACGGAGCACAGCGCCAACATCATGCGCACGACCCCCGACAGACGCTCTCAGAGCTACATGATCCTCAAGGATCGCTACGAGATCGCTGGTACTCAGGCCACGAACATCGGCTGGGTCAACGTTGGTGGTGGTGAGTACCGCTGGTACGTCCACGGTGAGCAAGAGACCCGCCGCCGCTTCGAGGATAAGCGTGAGCTCATGATGCTCTTCGCTGAGAAGACTGCAACCTCTGGTAACTTTACTGGAACTAACGCACCTGGTGGTGTGGAAGGTTCCGAGGGCTACTTCTCCGCTGTCGATAGCCGTGGTATCGTTATAAGCAACGCTTCCGCTAACCCGCTCGACAGCTTCGCCGAGTTCGACTCCATCATTCTGGAGCTGGACAAGCAAGGTGCCCCGTCCGAGTACGCTATGTACGTGAACAGAACCCAGTCCTTGGCTATCGACGACATGCTGGCTAGCGGTATCGCTACCAACGTGACGGCTGGTCTGGCTGGTCAGTTCGGTGCATTCAACAACGACGCTGACATGGCTGTTCAGCTTGGCTTCAAGAGCTTCACGAGAGGTGGCTACACTTTCCACAAGCACGACTGGAAGCTGATGAACGACCCGACCCTCTTGGGTGCTTCTACCAAGTTTGTGGGTGCTATGGTTCCGATGACGCAGGTCACTGACCCTGTCAGCGGTGCTAAGGCTCCTGCTCTGGAGATGAACTACAAGGAGTCTAACGGCTACAGCCGTGAGCTGGAGCACTGGGTGCGTGGTGGTGGTGTCCTCGGACACAACGAGCTCTCCAAGGACATCCTGGAGATGAACTACCGCTCCGAGATCGCTCTCGTCACTCGTGCCGCTAACCAGCACGTCATCATCAAGGGCTAATCTTTAAATACAAGAAAATATGCCTGGTAAAATGCTTTACTTTCAGACGGCTGCCGACGATGCAGTCGTCATCCCTGGCGAAAACGTTCTCGCCATTGACGTTGCAACAACTTCTGTGGTTGTGTACGCTAATGCTGGATCGCACGCCAACGTTTCTCTCTCTGCTGCCTTGACTGTTACGGCGGGTGAAGAGGAAAAGGTTGCAAAGGCGATTGCTCAGGAACTCCTTAACGGGTCTTCTGGGTTGATCACCGTTGCAGACGACGACAATAGTGAGTACCTCCACGCTGGCATCACCGCCTGCGGAACGCTTACTGTTGACTTCGACAAATCTTCCTAATAACTAACTGTAAGGAGGGGAGGAGAAATGCTTCTCCCCTCACTTACTCAAAAAAAAGACCATGAGCAAGTTTATATTTGGAGACAACGTTTTTACACCAGTTGACACCATTTTGGGAGTTAACTGCGATGTGGCCGAAGCAGTCACTATCTATTGCATTAATCATGTAAAAGAGGCGGGGACTTCGGATGTCAACAACAGCACGTATGTTCTTACTGTGACTTCTGGAAAGGAAGTTACTGTGGGGAAGAGACTTGCTGAAGAGCTGAACTTTGGAAAGCTTGAAGTGATTGACTTGGTTGAGTTTGACGACGAAGTCACTTCTGTCACCTTCACTGCTACTCCTTCCTAATGAAGAAATTCTTCCTATTTAGGAGGGAACAGATAACGCTATTCTCCTCAACGTCATCCAATGACGGAGAGGGGCTTAGCGTTATTGCTATACCAGCAAATAAACTTTCGTTTATAACCGCCACGCTGGGTAAGGTACACTTCAACTTTGACGATGCCAGTGTCTACGACTATGTCACGCTTCCGAGCTCTGATGTAATCGACAAGACGCACATCACAGTGTCCTGTCAGGACGGAAAAGAGGTGGCCCTTATGGAGTCGGTTATGAACTTTCTGGCCGCTGACGACAAGCGCAACATACTCAGGTTTGACTCTGTCGATAAGAACGCGACACTCAAAGAGGCTAAGGTTGATGGATTTGAGGATGTAGCTGCCATAGTCAATGACACCCCGATCAACATCATTACACAGAAAGCTGATCCGTCAACAGCCATTATAGCAGGTGTTGATTTCTTGTCTGATGTGAACAAGCCAGACATAGACTACAATCACACTGGAATAACCCAGTCTGATGGTCAGCACATCAGTACCTGGGACAACGACACAAATGCCCTCCTCGGAACCGACTATAACACTACGGACGAGGGTGTATCTAATACGCTCGCGGAAGAGGCGGGTACTACCTCGTACTCTAAAGAGAACTCCGCATACATTGCACCTGGTAACTACTTTGAGCTTGCCAACGCATACGAATCTACGGCAGACTACACTATGTACTGCGCGTTTGGATTTCCTGCATACACAAATATCTACGAGATCTTTGGTAGTGACAACAATACCTGTAAGGGATTCTCTAACGGAAAGCAGGATATATTCTCGATGATTCACCAGAACATCGTTGGCCTTCCTGCTACTCAGACCACAAACAACAAGGACAACCTGACCAAGGAGTACAGGTTCCCAGATCTGGGATTGGAGACGAACGCTACGGACCACCAGTCCATGTATGTGTTTGTAATTCGAAGAGATGAAAAATACAACTTATATTTGTATAACTTCAGAGGAGATGTGGTAGCCATTATACCGTCCAAGGTTAGTGGCAATGGAGGAAGAACAGATGGAACCCTTGAGGTAAAAACCTTCGGGGGCGTTGGACCTGACTACCTGTTTAAAGGGTACTTGAGCAGGTTCGGCGTGGTGGGGAGAGATGTCGGGCATAACGTTGCTCGAAGCATTGCAAAGGATCTGTACAAGACCTACGCATACAACTACGCAACTTTTAATTAAATCTAAATACAATGGCACAACAAGCTAAAAGGGCACCTGGGCGCCCTAGAACAACCCAGGCCAAAAAGACCGAGGCTCAACCCAAGCAAGCCCCGAAAAAGTCATTCAAAAGAAAAGTAGACGCGCCCAATCACAGGGTGTATCAGCTGGTAAAAGGAGGGGGCGTGGTGTACATGCTTCAGACTAAGGGAATCTCCATGTTCGACGAGGACACTGAAACGATGAGAGAGCTTCGTTACTGTCCTTCTGAGCACAGTGTGTGGTCTGATGAGCAACGCGACGACGCAGTCCGCAAACCGATTCTTTTCAGAGATGGAAATCTGCTTGTTAAAAAGACAGAGCCTAACCTGATGGAGTATCTTGACCGCCACCCTCAAAACGTGGCTAATGGAGGAAACGTATTCAAAGTCCTTGATAAGTCTGTTGATGCAGAAAAAGAGCTTGATACGGAGTTTTTGTTGGTTGAAGCTATTTCTATGGTTAGAGACAAGGACCTCAACGACCTGCTCCCTATCGCCGTGTACTTCGGAATCGGAACTGGTGGTAGTTCTTCTGAGATCAGACACAACTTGTTGCGCACTGCAAAGAAGAGTCCTCGTAGATTCATCGACGCTTTTGACGATCCAGTCGTGAAGGTCAAGTCTATGATTCATCAGGCCAAGGAATACAACATCATCAAGCTGTCTGAATCTGGTGCGTACTGGTTCGACAGCAACACTATCATCATCGCAAACCCTGCGGGTGCAAATTGCGCAGACACCCTTGCTCGATTCTGCATGACGGAGAAGGGCGCGGCTGTTTTGGCCACACTTGAAGACCACATTGATAAACTGTAAGCTTAGAACTTACACTGCAGAGATAGGGGGGCTAACAGCCCCTCTTTCTTTTTGTATATTTGTCGTATGATTAGTGTTATAGAGATATTCAATGTAGTCAGAGACATTGCTAATAAAGAGCAGAAGGGCTTCGTCACACCTGAAGTCTTTAACACGTTTGCTGACATCGCACAGAAGAACATCTTCAACGAGATGTTTAGGGAAATGATCCTTAGTCAGCAGGTCAGACGCCAGAGCGTAGATCCTGGCCGATATAAGTCGATTAAGAAAAACGTTCAAGAGGACCTCTCTAGATACATTCAGGAGGCTTTCCTTGCTGGTGGTCAGGGGCAGGTTTTGGCCAACGAAGACGTTGTGGTGTTTGACAAGCCTGACGACTTTGCTAGAATGATTTCTGCAAGAACAGAAGAGGGAGTTACTATAGAGTTGATGTACGACACTGAGAAGGTGTCTAGGATGCTTAATAGTAGACTTTCTTCCCCTACTGATGAGTTCCCTGTTATGGCTGTCGGAAACGACCTTAGAGTGTACCCTGCGAACGTTCAAGACGTGGTGCTCAGGTACTATAGACAGCCTACCTCTGTCTTGAACAATCAGGTTGACCCCAACGCCCTCCCGACTTACTCTGTCACTTTTGGTGTTGAGCCAGGGACTTACATTGTTAATCCGTTTGACATTAGAGACTTCGATCTTCCTAATCACTACAAAAACGAGCTGGTTACAGAAATCCTGAAGCTGATTGGTGTGAGGCTGAGAGACGCCGATATATTTAATTATACTAACGCTGAAGACGCTGCCGAATGATGAACTACGTTCCCCTTAGAGAGATTGTCGATGACTTCATCATGACTCTCGATACTGATGACTACGTAAGTGGTGCGTCTGATCTTGCTATTAGAAACTTTGCTCTCAGAGGCATACGTGAAATCGGTTTTGATGTTGTCCCCAAGATTAAGTCTCTCAAGCTAGCTGTCACAGCTCAAGATGAGGTTGTCATACCCGATGACTTCGTGGATATGATCAAGCTTGGTATCGTTCACTCTGACGGAAATGTGTACGTGTTTGGAGAGAACAAGAACATCAATATGTCTCGTTCCATCAACAACCCCGCTACGCAGCAGGTGTTTAATGCTGGGCCTCTAGACATCGCTGAGAATCAGATTGACGATAGGTCTGACAACAAGGGACCTACATCTGGATTCGGAACTTCTAATTCAGGGTCTAACAACAACTTCGACTCTTACATTTTCCGAAACTACATTTACGAGAATCAGGTTGGGAGATTGTACGGGATGGGTGGTGGCCACCTTCACGGAGAGTACAGAGTAAATCTCGATAGAAATAGAATCGAACTGTCAACCAACAACGACTTTACTGAGGTCGTCATGGAGTACATCGCTGACGAGGCGAGAAGCTCTGATCCCATGGTTCACGTATACGCAGAGGAGACTCTGAGATCCTACATATACTACAAGCTTTGTGAGCGGAAGTCGACTGTTCCAGCTAATGAAAAGGCAAGAGCCAGGGCTGAATTTTACAACGAGCGGAGAAAGGCTAAGGCCAGAATAAGCAACTTCACGAAAGAAGAGGCTATGAAGGTTATTAGAAAGAACTACAAGCAATCACCTAAGTATTAATGATTGATAAGCGACTTCCTAGGTCCCTAAATAACTCAGCGGACTCAAGAATACGTGGCGTCAGTGAGATGACGGACGCCCTCAATATTTTGGTTACTGGAGAGTCTAGCAACGGAAGTGCTGACGGAAGTGAGTCTGGTGACGCGGGTGTAATCAAACCAATAAACGGAAACCAAGTCGCAGCCGTCATGGAGGAGTACTTCGCTGACGGGTATCAAAAGGTTGTCATTGGATCTGTTCAGGATCAGAAGTATGGTTTCGTATACTTCTTCGTGTTCTCTGAGGAGGCGAACGAGATGGGGGTGTATAGGGTAAATGCGAACCTAAACGTTCAGCGAATCTTCGCCTCACCTTATTTCAACTTCAGGTCCGACGGATTTGTCAAGGGTGACATTGCTCACCTAAACTCTCAAAACGTAGACGAGGCTGATAGAACAATACTATACTTTACCGACAATGTCAATGAACCACGCCGACTTGATGTAAACAGAGCACTAGCGGGGGATCTTAACGGATATGAACAAGAAGACATTCTTGATGCGATTTGCGCATGCCCTCGTACCCCTGTAGCCCCTCCGACATGGTTCTTTTTTACTGACGAGACCAGAACCGAAAGCCTGTTCAAGGACATATCTCCGTTCCAGTATGCCTATCAAAACATATACGTCAGTGGTGAGGAGAGTGCTCTTAGTACATACAGTACTTATGCTATCCCCCCTGCATACATAGCCGCAGGAAGTGACCTCGACATTAATGTTGAGAATGCCTGTACAATCACAATTCCTAGGGAAGGGTACACACAAGAGGTGGAATCGATTCGCATTCTGGCAAGAAACTCTGAGTCTAACGACTTCTACATCATAGACGAGGTGCCGCCAGTTTACGATGGAGACACTACGTTCACGTTCTTCAACGACTCTGTAGTTATTGGCTATCCTGAATATGAGGTCTCAAAGCAATTTGACAACCTGCCAAAAAGAGCCCGCGCTCAGACGGTAAGTGAGAACCGACTCTTTTATGGAGACTACGTAGAAGGTTTCGATCCAATACAAACCAACGCCACCCTTACTGTTGAATATCAGACTAGAGATCAAGACTTTAGATCCTCTCAAGCAAGCCTTGTCCCTGAAATGTTCAACGTGGGCGAGCAGCAACAGGGAGAGATAAAGAATCGCGTCGCGGGCCTTAAAATCGAAAACCTTAATCTACCATCAACGATAAACGCAGGAGACAGCCTAAACATATTCCTGACTGTATATCCAAAGCAGAATTGGATCGTGTATGATGGTCGAACGAACTTTCACCCGTACAGCGAGAGGGTTGACTTCGGGGGTCAGAATACCCTGTACTTTGGGGCAGGGGCTTCCGACGCGGTTATCGGAGCTGACGAAGGTGGTATAGGAGACGTTTCTTCTCTGTACGCGCCTAATCCAGAGAACGAATCAGGTGAGTATGCTCACAGATATGCGGGCATGTATAATGGTGTTGCAGAGAGAAACTTCTCCACCTTTGCTGGCAGTGTTCAGGCAAAGTGGAAGGTTTTGACTGGAACATTCCAGGGCACTGAATTTGATGCCGCATACGGAACCTCATCTGAAAACGCGCTGATTATAAGGGGTCAGTCTTTGTCGTTCTCAGTTCAAATTACTGCAACTGAATCCCATGTCAACACCGACGGACTCATGGAGTCGGTTGTCGCCCAGGCGCTTACTGGTGGGACTCCGTCTGGGTTTGATGTGACTGATTCAGAGTCCACATATACTTACGACTACAACCTTGGACTAAATCACGGAGACGCGATCTTCCCTTCGATGGAGGAGGCAGAGCTAGTGTGCGGAGTTGTAAATCACAGTCTATCTCTGAATCAAACGCCTCAACAAAGGGCCCCCATAGGGTCCTTCATTATAGATGAGGCAACTGTGACTACCAGACTTGTGCAGATAGGTGAGGACGGGGTTGGCTTAGACTTGGTTAGTATTACTGATGTTCTTGCCAAGACCTGCATTCCTGACTTTGTATTTAGACACAATCCACAAGCTCCTGTAGTTTTTGATATTCAGTCAGACATACAAAAGTATATAGTTCTTGACCCCAATGAAGCTCAAATCATAAACTCAGTAAGTACTCCTGGTTTCGGAAACTTCTTAACAACAGGAGGTGGTGTGCCTGGATCTCCTTCTGTCAATCTTATTGATGTTGGCACAAACAATACGGAGATATACGAAAACTACGACTGGCTTCAACAAGAGCAAAAGACGCATGTTGGGTACCTTATACTCCCCGACAACTTTATTTTTAGGAGTTATGAAGACAGAGGGTTGACCTACGAGATAGACGCCGTGTCAATTATGGACGGGGTTATTGGTCCTGGAGGCAAACTCGGATCACTTGTCGAAGATTTCCCTCTTAACCCAAACCTTTACGTTTTTGGCTCTTCTGCTGGACCCTCTGGATCTGAAGATAGAGTCCTTCCTCTTGTGCGAAAATTCTTGTCTGGTAACGCAAATGTCCCTTACAGTACGTTTGAGAATAGCATAGGATACTTCTTTTCTGCAGGGGAAGAGAATCTTGAATTGGCGTATATCAATTCCGACTTTGCTCAACAAGGGGGCAGCGTTCCTGGGTCTTACGGGAGATCGTTTAAGACGAACGCGAACCACTCCTTTGGAATCGTATACTACGATCAGAGAGGAAGAGCAAGTGACGTCATGTCACTTGGAAGCGCCTATGTCCAGGGCCTTGGAGAAAGAAATGAAGGTCTATATGGTGCCGCGTATGTAAACATAGACTTGGATCATAACCCTCCGCCTTGGGCATGGAATTACCAAATAGTATACACTGGCAACACAAGTGTATCTAAATTCATTCAATACACCGCTGCTGGTGCTTTCGTTGAATCGGGGGAAGACGAGAACATATATGTCTCTCTAAACTACTTGCAAGAAAACTCAAAGGTGTCTTACGCAAAGTCCTTTGGGGCAAGAAACCCCACAGGCGACAACCGACTCTATCAATATCAAGAGGGAGACAAGCTTAGAATCATATCCTACAACCCCTCTAACGATGATTCTAATCTTAGGCCAGCAAACTACGTTTATGACGTAATTGATTTTGTTACTCTGACTCGTGACCCAGAGTCAAACCCGCTTTATGAAGAGGGTGATGACATAAATGCAGGAAACTACCCAAAGGTTGGCGACTTTGTTGTCCTAAAAAACAAGCCAGGAATCGTTGACTTCTCTTCAATCTCGGTTCAAGAGGGGACGGACAAATGGAACAACAGATGCCTGATAGAGCTGTTTTCTCCGTCTAAGTTTTCTGACCTAGAAGACAAAACTTACTTCGAGACGTCTAACGTGTATCGGATTCTGTTTGATCAGATAAACAACCAACCAATCCACGAAGAGAATTACATATCCATGCAGAATGGAGATGTGTTCTGGAGAAGAGGGGCTATAAAGATGCCTCCTTTCGACATCGGTCAGTTTGAGAATCAGTTTCAGGATATGGTTGTTGCTAACAACAAGCAGTTCTCCAACTTCTATATCGAGAGCGACACTTTTAGCGACCTTGTTCGATTCTCTAACGTAGATGACTTTGGAAAGCCAAAAGCAATTCTTCCCAACTCTCAGGAAGTCAGGCGAGGGTCTACCATTACTTATGGAGAGGCAAACAGTTATTCATCAAACCTTGTTAAGTTCACGTCGTTCAATACAAGTCTTGGAAACTACAAAGACATTCCAAACTCATACGGATCAATAAATTACATTCACGCTTTTAACGAATTTATTGTTTGTATACAAGAAGGAAAAATTAGCAGAATACCTGTAAACAGAAACATTATATCTGATGCGGGTACCAACCAGCAGCTTGTAGCTACCCTTCAAGTTCTTGGTAACCAGTCATTCTTCTCTGGTGACTACGGATGTGACGGACATCCAGAGTCTGTAGTTATTGTAGATAACGACGTGTACTTTGCTGACCTTGGAGGAGAGGAGATTATTAGATTTAACAGGCTAGAAGGAGGGGTGTCCGTAATCAGTGAGAATGGGATGAAGGAGTTCTTTGAGCGTCAGTTCAGAGCGCTTGGAGATAACCCCAGAATCGTGGGAGGGTATGACCCTCTTAATGACGAGTTTCTGATCTCTATGTACGATCAGACCACAGTTACTTCTGACAACGTTCTTCTTCCAACTCAACCTTTAGTACCAATAGAAGAGGAGGACGATACAGGTGACGTGGCTGACAGAATTGCTTCGCCAGCTCCGAGATCCATTGACCCTGCTCAGGAATTGAATAACCTTATCCCAGAGCCTCAAACCATACCTGTCACGCCTCAAGTAACTGCTTCAGCTAGATCGAGAAATCAAGCTCGTTTTGATCAAATCAAAAAGGGTGCAAGTGTTTTTTCTGTAGCCCCTACAAAGAAGGACGGCCACTCTGACGAGGAGATTATTGAGTTCTTTACGAACATCTATACTGCAGGACCTGGGGATCAAATAGTATTTGAACAGGGAACTCTCGACAACAGTCCGATTATGTATATCGGAGGTTTCTACAACTACTTTAACACAGGTGATGAAACCACCATTGAGGATCACACAAGAGTTTTCGAGGAGATTGAGAATAAGTGTTTTATAGACTGTTTTGGTGCAGGTCCAGTGGCTTCCGATGATTTCTACAAGAAAGGCGGAGTATTTACTGATCGACAGTTCAGGCGCATGGCTAGCACTCACAGGTCTGTTGCTGCTTTTGCTGAAGCAAATCCTGATAAGCTTACTGGATTTAACCCAAACAGAGTGTTCGACCCTGTGTTTGTACCTGGAGCCTTTGTTACTGAAAGAAAAGAAGTTGACTCTCAGTGGAGTTCGTTCTATAATCAGGACAACCATGAGAACGTAGAACCTTACTATTCGGATGGCTCTGGAACATACTTTCATTTTGGTAAGTATGGAACCATGAATACAACGGATTCATTTAGTGGTCCAGTGAAAATCTATGACGCTAGAATACACGGAGGTGTTCTGGCGATGATTGACTACATGCCATTCAGGGATTACTTCAGGTACAAGCTTCATTCCGTCTCTCCTAAGTTTGGCATTGAGTCGGTCCCAGAGGACCCAGAGTTCCTCATACTTCATGGTTACAGAGACCACGGTGCAGTAGCAGGCATGGGCTATACGCCTTACCCTGGGTGGGCTCCATGTTCTATAAGAACCTACGCTCAGTGGACATCAGAGATCGTTGAGCCTTTCTTCAGCGAATTTGGAGGACAAGAGGTGCTTCCTGTTCTGGAGCAGTTTCTTAGGAACCCAGGCCACGACACCTTTGACGACTTGGCTGGAGGTGTTTTGGACGAAAACAACATGTCCGACGGACACTACGAGTTCTTTAACAACATCGTTAATCAGACTTCTGGGGGTGCTGGAGTTGGCCCTGGGGCAGAGGCAATAGGAACTCAGCAGGCACTTCCAACTTACGGTCCTCTTGTGTACGACTTCGATTGCGATGGGGTTTGGGGACCTAATGACCTTGCCATCTGGCAAGCAATAACTCAACACTGGAGTAGCCTTGGCGACGACAGCCTTGGGCCTGACGACATTGAACCTCTTGCAGCCAACTACTTCTGCCCAGCTCATAACGCAATTAAAACAGTGTCGCGTGCTTTTAGCGGCACCAACTTTAACGAAGGGGCTGGAAATCCAGGTATTGGAGGGTTTGATCCATTTGGAATAAATAATCCTGACCCACAGCCTGGTGGAATATGGAACTTGCTACAAGGAGGAAATAGTCAATTCGACACATTCACTCCTAGTACCTTGCCTATAAGTGGGGACAACAGGGCTTGTTTCAACTGGAACAAGTGTTTGAATCAAATCCCGTTCAACTTTGTTCAGCCACCAGGGCCTCCCGTTTCTCCTGTCGGTGCGATAGCCCCATACTTCAGCCTGCCTGTAGATACGGCAACAACCGTTATGACTCCAGGGGCCTCTGTTAGCGGCGCCCTGTACAATGATGACGGGACTTGGTACAGCAATATACTGGTGTATTCAAACCCTGACGGGGCCAACTTCACTAGCGCGTTCAATCTGGAAGAGAGGCCGACAGATAGCTTCTTCCCTATAACAAAATACTGGGCATGACAATATCATACGACCCGAAAAGCGGCAGATGGAAATCTAGATACAGCTATGATACAAGTTGTATCGACTTTCAAGACAACGTCATGCTGTCTTTCAATACTGGCAGTTCTGATGGGGAGATCTGCTATGAGCACAACGCAAACTCTGCAAAGAATACCTTTTACGGCACTCAAACCGACTCAGAAGTAAAGCTATCCTTTAACGCAAATCCATCTAGCAACAAGGTTTACAAGGCTCTTAGCTTAGAGGGCGCTAACTTAGCCTCTGCTACGAGTCAACTCACCACTAACCTGTCGCCTGACTCCGACCAGAGAGGGGAGTCTAGAATAAATGAAGGGTTTGTAGAAAAGGGCGGCATATTCTACGGTGGTATAACTAAAGTCCGAAACAGTGACAACGAAAACGGATTGAAGGTTGTAGGGGAAATTACTCTGGCTCAATACCTTGACACGATAAACACTGAGTTTGCTATAAACAACGGCCAGTTTCCCTTTCAAGGAGTTACGATCGAAGACCAATGGTGGAGGTACATTTACTTTTCGTTGATACCGTCTCCTCATTACAGAGCTCTAGACTCGGCTTCTGCTGATGACGTAATATCAAAATATTACGTAGGATGGCAATCGGATGTCGGCGCCCTAAGTATCACTCCTTTCTTGGCTTCGGCTCTCCCCTTTGAAGAAGATTTAAGTAACTTTATCTTCACTTCTAACAACAGCGTTACTGCATTGGCAGATAGAATAGACAACGCCAATGATGACGACTTTGAGTCTCTATCAGCAGGTGTCCACAACACTGACACTGTGGCTAAAATCGGAAACAATATACTGACAGCAAGAGTCACTTCAGAAGTCGTTGAACAAAACTTGATGGAGGCAAGCGACAACAATGTTGCTGCAAGGTTCATACTTGCTATTGGTATTAACAACTATTTGGCAGCAGGAAATAGACTATTCCTCTACAAAATCACAGACGATAGAATCGATGGATCAGATCCTATGGGGCAGTATGCTGATGTAACTCTTAATCTTGGAGTAGAAGACTTCGAGTTGTTTGCAGTAAACGCTGAGTACACAACAACAACACTAGATCATAGTAAGTAATTATACACTAAATTCGCACACATGTCAGTAGCAGCAGTAACAACAACATTAGGAGCCCTTGGAGGACTAGCCAATGTAGGTTTTGGACTGTCACAGAAAAAAAAGGGCCAGCAACTATATAAGGATCAGCTTGATGCGCTTCGTAGTGGCAGATACGATCTCACGCTTTCTGGGGCTCAAACTGAGGCAGCCAACTTGGCTCGTCAGTACGGTGAGCAGATGGCGCGTCAGACTGGAGAAAGAGGTATGGCTGGTCAACAGGCGGCAATCATGGCCGCTCGTGGTGGTGATCCCCGAATGGCCGCAGGGCTTGGGACTCAAGTAGCCGCATCCGATCAGGCCATCCGTGACGCTCAGAATCAAGCCTTGGCTGGGAGCATAGGCGCTCAGCAGAACCTCGCCAACATGCAGCAAGGTCTTCTTACTCAGAATCAGCAGTTTAGACAAGGGCTGGAAGGTATGGAGATGCAACGCGGTGCAGCGGCGGCAGAGGCTGGAAGGCAGCAGATGATGTCAGGAATCGGTCAGGTACTGCAATCCCCGATCATGGGTATGCAGATGGGTGTTGCTGCTCAAGAAGCTGGATTTGACGGAAGTCTTAAAAGCATCTTCAATAATGGAGGAATGGTAACCCCTGGTCCTTTTAGCCACAAAAAGAACCCGATCCACATGATCGACAAGAACGGCGATAAGGTAGGTGAGGCTACTGGGGGTGAGCTCATCTTCAATCCTAAGCAAACTGAGGCTATAGAAAAGCTTATTGACGATGGGAGTGCCCAGCAACTGATGCTTTACATGAAGCGTCTTCTGGATCAGCCTCAGTTTCAGGAGTCTACAAACATGGATAACGGGGGTGTGGTTCCGTCTGAAGCAAAAGGAATATCCATCTCACCCGCTGTAGACGCCTTCATGAATATGATTATGCAAATGAAGGATAAGGAGATCTCTCTTGGCTCAAAAGGTCAGGTTGGGGACGTTATAGAGGAAGATTCAATGGCCACCTTGCCCAGAAATCAGCAAGAGCTAGTTACTGCTTTGCAGAACGCGACTAGCGACGAAGAGAGAATCAGAATGATCAGAGAATTTAGAGATGCTCCCAGTCTGTTTAGAATGTCCATGGGTAACAAAAGGGTTCCCGTGTATATGGATAACAAGGGTAACTTGAGAAGAATGCCTGAAGGAGGAGTTGGAAGAATTATTGAGGGTGAAATACTCCCTAACAGACGAGGTCAATGAGTAACGGAGGACCTGGCTTTGGGGCGGCCATCATCCCAGGCCTGGATATATCTGGTGGCATACCAGGCGTAG